AATTTAACACTGAATGAATGTCGGACAGATAGAACTGCCACCAAAGTTAATCCCAATCTTTCAAGGTACTGCAAGATTACGCGCAGCTTGGGGTGGAAGAGGCAGTGGTAAGACAAGAAGCTTTAGTCTGATGAGCGCAGTCGAGGGATACCGCTATGGCAACGCAGGCATATCAGGTCAGATCCTTTGTGGGCGTGAACATCTTAACTCGTTAGAAGAATCATCGTTAGAAGAAGTCAAGGCCGCTATCAGGTCAGTCGATTGGCTTGATGATTACTACGAAATCGGTGAACGGTACATCAGATCAAAGGATGGACGCATCAAGTATGTGTTTGCTGGTTTACGACACAACCTAGACTCAATCAAATCTAAGGCCAAGCTGCTGCTTGCATGGATAGATGAGGCAGAAGGCGTATCAGAAGAAGCATGGCGTAAACTAATGCCTACAGTGCGTGAAGAAGGCTCAGAGGTGTGGGTAACATGGAATCCAGAATCTAAGGACAGCGCAACGCATAAACGACTACGGCTAGAGGCTCCAGAGAATAGCCGCATAATTAAAGTCAATTGGTCGGATAACCCATGGTTCCCAAAAGTTTTAGAGCAGGAGCGTCAAGAGGACTTAAAGCGTAGGCCAGACACCTATGGTCATGTTTGGGAAGGTGACTTCTTAGAGTATCCAGAGGGTGCGTTCTGGCTGCGTGAAATCAATCAAGCTTACATTGACGGACGCATTGGTAGAATGCCTGTCGTAGAAGCACACCCTTGCATGGCCTTTTTCGACATCGGAAGTAGTGACGGTACAGCTATATGGGTAGTGCAACAGGTAGGCTTAGAACTGCGCTGTATTGACTTTTATGAGGCATGGTCAGAACCATACAGCCATGCCGTAAAGTGGCTCAAATCGCTTGATCTGGTGTTTGAGGACATGTGGCTACCCCATGATGCCGATCATAATCGTCAGGGCCAGACTAGCAACAAGTCTCCCAAACAGATGCTTAAAGAACTGATGCCATCGTCCAACTGGCGCATTATACCCCGAATTCAGGAACTACTGTGGGGTATACAACAGACTGCCGATTGCTTCCCTTATATCTTCATTGACGATGTCAAATGTGCTAAAGGGCTAGATCATCTAAAGTCGTACAGACGCAAATGGTCAAACAGTGAAGGCCGATGGTCGCACATACCTGATAAGTCTGAGGGCCATTCAGAAGCCGCTGACGCATTAAGACAGATGGCACAGGCATTCGCATCAGGCGATCTAGGAAGGCGCAAGAAGAAGCATTCTGGGCCGATTAAAAGGGGTATTAAAGGTTTGGCTTAATCGTGTTATAATCTGAGTATATTGGATTTAAGGGTACTGCTATGAAAACTAAGAAGGTTAAGAAGCCCGTTAAGAAGCCTAAGACTAAAGGCGGTTACTAGCATGGCTAAAGGCGTGAAGCATTACTTAAAAAACGGCACTGAGCATAAGGGTGCTATTCATAAAACCAATGGCATGGCAATGACGGGAGCTAAACACACTAGCACCAGCAAAGACTTGTTTCATAGGAAAGACCTATCAGCAGCCGTTAAGAAGCGGATTTCTAAGTAATGGCTAAAACAACACCAATTAAAAAAGTCGCAGGAATACTAGGGGATTCTTTTGATGATCTTTTGCAATACGTTGATGGTCAATTTGACAAAAGGTTTTACCGCGCTCCAAACAATCAAAAACAATCACCAGTTTATAGGCCCGACACTGAGTTAGTTGTTCCTAATGATAAATTCCCTAGATTAGCTTTTCAAGACCTTGAAGGCTACCCGTATATGTCTACGATGGCTGATCGTCTGGCTGCAAATAGAAAGTTGACGGGCATAGGCGGCAAAGAGTTAGACATTCCTATTAACCTTACGGGCGGTCAAGGCTTCATGGGGTTTAATGAGGATCTTTGGATATCTGGTGTAAAGCCGATACAAGATATGCAAAAAGCGGCTCAAGAAATAAAAGATTTGTACGGCATTGATCCATTGCTTATGCCTTTTAGAATGGCCCCATCAGGCGGTGATTTTGCTCACGCTACTGGTCAGGCAATGCTATCATTTGCTAGTAAATACATGAATAAGCCTGCCAAGAAAGATTTAGACAAGAAAATGAAGTCTGTAATGCCTGATTGGGTAGGCATAGATAATCCAGATATGATTAATCAATTTTCTAATCTACCTGACAAACAACGAAAAAATTTGATGAAATTTATGGATACCAACTATCGAAATGATGGTGGTATTTCGTTAGGGCAAGCTAGGCTGGCTGTATCAGATCAAGACCAATTAAAAGGTATTGATATGGGCTTCCAGAACGTAGGCCAGCTAGACTTAGAAAAAGGCATTAATCCAACAGGCGGTAATCTTGTTTATCCATCATCTTTCGCTGGAAAGTCTTTGGGTGTAGTTGATCAAACTGATAACATACCTACACTACTTGATCTTAACCCAAGAAAATTCAACAGGGCAGTGTTTGATCAAGACCAGAATGTTACAAGCCAATACCCACAAGGTGGCAAGAAAGGTGAGTTTAAATCAGGCCCACAAGACGGTTTTGCCTATTTATCTGACATGACGGATAAAGCTGCATCTGCTAGAAGTAACATATACGGTGGATTAATTGATGAGCCAATGATTAGAAGCTTGCAGGACAGGGGCTTTAAGATTGACGCTAACGCTATGGCAACGCTTGCAGCCTTGGGTTTTGGCGGTGCTGCTGCATTTGGTAGTAATAAGCTGTATGCTGATGGCACACCTACTGGCTTGCTAGATGTTATTAACAACGCTTCAGATTCAATGCAATCTGGGCCAGCTAATATTATGGATATGATTGAGAGTGAGCAGTATTACGAAAATCAATACGGTACTCAGTTAGGCGTTAACCCAAAACAAGGCTTACAGAGTGGCCCACAGTTACAGAATCAAGACCCTAACCGATGGATTCCATTAAAAGACCGTGGAGCAGAATTTGCTGAACCTTACATATCAAGTTTACTTGATGGTGATAATGGCACTTCACAGGCAGCTAGGAATCGCAGGCAAAACGCAGTTAGGGGTTTGCTAGAATGGTCACCTACAGAAGTTGTTGATATGTCAAAAGAAGGCTACGATGCAAGCCTAAGAGGTGACAGTTTCGAGGGTGGGCTTTTAAAAACACTTGCAACATTAGAGCTTATGACTATGGGCGCAGCCAAGCCAATATCAAAATTTGTTAAAGGTTTATTATAATGGCGGTTGGAACAGGTATACTAAAGTTTATTAGGGCCGTTGGTGATGCTGGTGAACGTGCCTATGATTCTAGTAAGGGATTGCTAGACCAGTTTAATGTTCCGTCTATAGGTGATGCCCCATTATCTGGCGCACCCATGCCTGCTAACATACCCCAACGTGGATTAATTAACATTGGCCCTAACCCTGATGCAGAGGCAGCAGCTATAGACTACGCGCAACAGTCAGGCATACCCTACAGCCCTATTAATCAGTTAAACCCTATAGACGCAGAATTTGGCGCATTAGCGGCTAAAGAATACGAGCTTATGCCCCATGACCCTACTAACCCATTTGTTGCAGACAGTTATGCACAGATGAAAAAAGAATTGATTGGTCAGTATGAAGCAATGCTTAAACAGGGAATAAAGCCAGAATTTGACACAAACCCTTACCCAACAAGCCCGTATGAATCTTTAGTTGATTTAATTGAAAACAAGCGTTTAAAGGTATTCCCTACTAACGCAGGCTACGGATCTGCGGATCAGGCAATTGATATTAGCCAAAATCCTTTACTTGAAGTATCGCCTTATATGATTAGTGGGCAGCCTGCAACATACAATGACTTGTTTAGGGCAGTACACGACTTCCAAGGCCATTCCAAGTCAGGCGCAGGCTTTAGGGCCGCTGGTGAGGATAACGCTTACTTGTCTCATGCTGGTACAATGAGAGGGCCAGCAAGAAGGGCGTTGGCTAGTGAGACTAGGGGACAGAATAGTTTATTAAACTTTGGCCCAGATGGTGCTAAAAATAGATCAGCAGTCATTGAGGATACAATATTTGCAGACCAGAAGGTTGGCAATCTTCCTAACTACATAACAGAAAAAGGGACACCAGAGCTATATGCTAGACAAAAAAGATTCGATCAGCTTAGATCAAGTGATAATACAGGGCTTGAAGGAGCAATTGATGATGCAGGAAACCTCCGTCTTGTACATTACTCGCCCAGACCAATTGAGCGTGTCGAGCCTAATCGGTATGGAAAAGGATTATCTGGACGAACTATATCAGAACGCAACAGATCAGCTAGCCCAGATTTCGTTAACAGAAGCTTCTACGGAATAGAGGCTACGGATAACCCGTACAGAAAAGAATATGGTTTAGGGCAGAATAAAGTTGAAACGCAGATTGATGCGTCCCAAGTTTACGATGCTAAAAAAGATCCAGATGGGCTATGGAAAGCAGCAAAAGGTGATGTAACTAAAGGTGAGCGCAACATTTATGACGCAGGATATAGTGGATATCATGTGAATAACAAACAACTTGGCAAGGTGGCGGCTATATTTGATCCACTTGATGTAACTAAGAAGTTAATGATTCCATTGGGTGCTATAGGTACTGCTGCTTTTGTTGGAGATAAAGTCATGGAAGAGAGTAAAAAAGGCTTAATGGATGGGCCAATCTAATGGCATTACCTATGATTGAATACTTTAGGGTATAATGGCCCATAACTTAAAGGAATTACGATGGCAATCACAACATACGCAGAGCTAAAGACTACTGTTGCCGACTTTTTGAACCGTGATGATTTGACTGCTACAGTGCCATCATTTATTCATTTGGCTGAATCAAACATCAACCGTGACGTTAGACACTGGCGCATGGAAATTAAAAGCACATTGAGCATTGCTTCACAGTTTACAGCCTTGCCTACAGATTGGTTAGAGCCTGTGCGCCTCACAGTGCAGGGTGACGGCACAAGCGAGTTAACGCTGCTATCTATGTCTGAGATTGCCAAGAAACGCTCTGAGAGCAATAATGCAGGCGGCAGGCCGTTATACTACGCAATCAGTGGTAATGACATTGAAGTGCAGCCTAGCCCAGCAAGTGCTTATGTTCTGGACATTATCTATAAGTCTCGCACAGCGGCACTTAGCGACTCAAACACCGCCAATTGGCTACTTACTTACGCACCAGACGTTTACCTATACGGCACATTGATTCACTCAGCACCGTATTTAAAAGACGATGAAAGGACTACACTATGGGCATCATTGTACAATGCCGCTGTGTTAAACTTGAATAAAGACAGTCAGAAGGCTAAGTTAGGCGGTTCTGGCATGAAAATGAAAATAGATTCATACTAGGATTTAAAAATGGCTGATACTAATACACCCGTATACGGATTTGTAAAACCAGAAAACGGTGCAAGTGACGACAGCTGGGGTACTAAGCTGAATGGAAACTGGGAAAGCACTGACAACATACTTGGTGGAACAACGCCTGTAATTGGCATTGATATTAATGGCGGCACTGTAGACGGAACGCAAATCGGTGCTTCTTCTGCTTCTACGGTAGTTGGAACAACAGTTACCGCTACAAACTTTGTCGGCCCGATAGCTGGCGCAGTAACAGGTAACGTCACAGGTAACACAGCAGGCGTACATACAGGCGCAGTGACAGGTGATGTGGCTGGTAACGTCACAGCAAGCACAGGCACAAGCACATTTAATCATGTTACTATCGCTGGTTCATTAGACATGGACGCTGGCACATCAGCAACCATAACGGGCCTATCTAACCCAGTGCAAGGCTCAGACGCAGCCACTAAGACCTACGTTGACACAGCCGTAGCAAACCTCATTGATAACGCGCCAGCTAACTTAGACACCCTTAACGAGCTTGCAGCAGCGTTAGGTGATGATGAAGCCTTTGCAACGACAATTGCAGCCAGTGTAGCCACCAAATTGCCAAAATCGGGTGGCACAATGACGGGCGCAATCGCAATGGGAACCAGTAAAATAACTGGTCTAGGCACACCCACAGCAGGCACAGACGCAGCCACTAAAGCATACGCAGATAGTGTAGACACTCAGAAGCTAGACAAGTCGGGCGGTACTATGTCGGGCGTGTTGGCTATGGGTGCAAACAAAATTACGGGTGTATCTGATCCTACTCAAGCACAAGATGCGTCCACTAAAAATTATACAGACGTTTTATTTGGCTCTACGGCTGATGCTGCTACAAGTGCGGCTGCTGCGGCTACATCTGCCACTAACTCGGCAACGTCTGCCACTAACTCAGCCTCAAGCGCAACTAATTCTGCTAACTCTGCAACGGCTGCTGCTGCCAGCTTTGATTCATTTGACGATAGGTATCTGGGCGCAAAGAGTGCCAACCCATCTGTAGATAATGACGGGAACGCATTAATTACAGGCGCATTGTATTTCAACAGCACCGCTAACTCCATGCGAGTTTATAACGGCTCAAGTTGGGCAGATGCAGGCTCGGCAGTAAATGGCACTTCTCAACGTGTGGTGTACACAGCAACCGCAAGCCAAACGTCATTTTCAGTAGTTTACGATGCAGGGTTTGTTGATGTTTATCTTAACGGCTTAAAGCTGCAAATTGTAGTTGATTATGCTGGCACATCAGGCACAGCGATTGTATTAACTACGGGCGCAACAGTAGGCGATATTGTAGACATAGTTTCTTATGGTGCGTTTAACGTAGCCAATACCTACACACAAGCCCAAGCAGATGCTAAGTACGCCCATGTAGCTAATAACCTATCTGACTTAGCGAGTGCGGCTACAGCGCGAACCAACTTAGGTTTGGTCATTGGAACTAATGTGCAAGCGTATGACGCAACTATCATGGTCGATGCTGATATAGGATCAACCGTACAAGCCTATGACGCAGACACTTCTAAAACTGATGTAGCGGAGACTCGTTCAGCCTCAATTAACATGGCTGACCAGATTGTTCAACGTCCACTGTTGCAAGATTACTCAGAAAAAACAGTTGCTATGGGTTCTGCAACGGCAGTTAATTTAGAGGACGGCAACGTATTCAGCAAGACAATATCTGGCACAACTACGCTTACATTTACTAACCCTAGCGCAGTCGGAACAAGTTCGTTTAGCCTTATTTTAACTAATGCTGGCAGCGCAACCTTAAACTTTCCTACTGTTAAATGGCCTGCGGCTACCGCGCCAACGCTAACCGCGTCAGGCATCGATGTGCTTGTTTTTGTCTATCATGGCTCAACTTGGTACGGAATCGCTGCTGGAATAGGAATGGCCTAATGACTATTGAACGGAAGTTACTAGGCACTACACCAGTGTCGGGTGAAGTTCTGCCAGAGGCGGTTAGCTTTGATGGGTCTAATGATTACCTTAGTCGTAGCAGTGATATGACGGGTAATACTGACAGTAAGACGTTTACTTTTAGTTGTTGGGTGTACCCCAATGGTGACATCAGGCAACCTTTATATTCCCTTGGGTCTGGTAGTACTTGGTTTAAGATAGAGGTGGAAGCTGGGGGTAAATTAACTGTCTATTTTGAGGACGGCACGGTCAAGTACAGCCTTGTTATAGATGGTGGTATCCCAGACCACACATTTAGTCATGTAATGGTTGCCTTTGATGGTGATACACAAGCTAACTGTCAGATGTATGTAAATGAAATTAACGAGTCTTACACAACCAATACTTTCGTAGCAGGAACTTTGATTCAATTTGCAGATACAAATCATGCTGTAGGTGCAATTGCAAAATACGCTTCCATAAATGCAGATGGCAGATTGAGCCACGTTTTCCTTGACTACACCTATCGTGATTTAAGCGTCACAGCTAACAGACGTTTATTTATAGACGCTGACGGCAAACCTTCCGACACAATACCATCTAGCCCCATCCTATACCTACCTATGACTGACGCAGCTACCGCAGGTTCTAACTCTGGCACTGGCGGTGACTTCACTGTCAATGGTGTATTAGCTACGGCAGAGCGTGGGCCTAATCAAGACAATTGTAGTGCTTCAACTTTTGATGGTAGTGCTGATTACTTGAGTAAAACAAACGGCCTTAGTATTTCAAATTCCAAAACAGTAACTTGTGCATTTACATTTATGCCTATAAATAATGCAGGAGAAGAGCAAGATATTATAATATTTGACGATTACAACGTAGGTGGTGGTGGTGGGCAAGGTTATGTCAGACTTGCAGGTGGAGCCGATATTAAAGCCTATTTTGAATTGTCAGGCACAGGCGTAGCAGCACATTTGACTGCTACGGCAATAATTACTTATGGCGTACATTACGCTGTTGCCATCAGTTTTGACACAGCCGACTCAAGCAAATCAAAAATATATTTAAATGGTGTTTCGCAAACTCTTGCCACAAATACAATGAATAATATTGTCTGCGAAATTGACATGAATTATGTCAACATTGGCAGGTATCGAAGAAACGCTTCTGACTTTGTTAAAGGCTCTTTAGGTGAACTTTACTTTAACAATACATATACAGACCTAGCGACAGAAAACCCCTTTTGGGATTCAGACGCTAACCGACCAAACTCTGTACGCAAGGTCATTGAGGACACAGGCGTTACACCAGCAATAGCCATGCCGTTGATCGGCTCTGACGCTGGCAACAACTTAGGTTCGGGTGGGGACTTTACTGTTAACTCAGGGCCGTACACGGGGGCTAGGGGTGGCTCAGAGTTTTGGGCTAGGAGTGCAGATTTTAATGGCAGTACAGGAAAGCTAACACGAACCTCCGCTTTGGTTGGCTCATCCAATAATAAGACTATGACAATAGTGTGTGCAGTAAAAGCGAATACTGTGTCAACAACTGATGAAATATTTGGTACTAATTCCTCTAATAATTCTAATTATTTAACACTAAAAAGAGCAGGTGCTTTGTTTGAATTAGATTGTGACAGTTCTGAGGGGGAAACACTTAACGTGAACTTCGGGTCAGTCTCAGCAAACACTTGGTATTTGCTTCTTATATCTGTTGATATGTCTAACACATCAAAGCGTCATATATATATTAATGGGTCTGACAATAACCCTTATTTTGGTACATATGCAAACTTTGATTTAAGATCTGCGGAAGCAAATGTAGGTATAGGTAAAACCCCATTTGGTGGCTATTGGGATGGTGATTTAGGGTTTTTATACTTTAATAACTCCTACACAGACTTCTCACAAGAAGCCAACCGCAATAAATTCGTAGATCAATTAGGCTACCCAAGAGACTTAACTCAACAGATTTCAGATGGTGACATACCCAACCCACTTGTCTACATGAAGTTTGACCCCTCATCATTAGGCACTAACTCAGGTTCTGGTGGAAATTTCACAGTCAACGGCACAGTAACCGCAGGTTCAGACTTCACCAAATAACATAGCAGATAAGAGGAACACACAATGCTATTAGTAAAAGCAACAAATGACACAGTAGAGCAGTACCCGTATTCAGTGGGGCTACTACGCAAGGATAACCCAAACACCAGCTTTCCCAAGCAGGTTAGTGCAGAAGATATGGCAAGTTTTAACGTCTACCCTGTAACGGAAGTAACACCTACAGTGGCAGACACACAGAAGCTAGTTAAAGTTTGGACACCAACCCTAGTAGGCGGTGATTGGGTATTGGCGCATGAAGCGGTAGATTTAACGTCAGATGATATTGCAGAAGCAACAGCAGTGTTAGCAGCTAATATGCGTGAAGAACGCAACAAGAGGCTTGCTGCTACGGATTGGACTTCAAGTAGTGACGTAACCATGAGTGCTGAAATGAGGACTTACAGGGCTTCTTTGCGTGATGTGCCAGCGCAAGAAAACTTTCCAACAGTAACATGGCCCACTGAGGTAACAGCATGAGCAAGGCAAGAGAAACAGTAGAGACTCTACGCACAGTATTGGTTGATGGGGATGTAACAAATGCAAACTTCACGGGTGCTGATTTAGAAGTTGGCAAAGGTGGAACAGGAGCAAGTTCAGCAGGAGCAGCTAGGACAGCGTTAGGCGTGGCTATTGGCACAGACGTACTAGCACCAGACGGTGATGGTTCAGCTTTAACGGGTGTTGATTCACTACCAAGTCAGACAAGTCAGAC